CGATCTGTTAAAGCGTATGGGTGGCTCCGGTCAGATGCACCGAGGTGTGCCTGCCTATCCACCAGCAGGTGATAGAGGTGGCACTGGCGGCGGAGGTGGTCGCGGCGGCGGCGGCGGCGGCGGCGGTGGTGGTGGCCGTGAGAGATCAATGGAAGGAAGGCCGTCTAGTCCATCTAGCCCATCACGCGGCGGCGGTGGTGATCGTGGCCAAATGCTTTCACGCCAAAGAGAAGCGGCCGCATTAGCGGCTCGTCAAGCGGCCGCAGTTGAAGCCTCGCGCCAACAAGCCGCGCAACAGGCGGCTAGACAACAGCGTGATATACAAATAGCGGCTCAAAAAAGAGCCGCGCAACAAGCCGCGCAACAGGCGGCGGCGCAACAGGCGGCCGCGCAACAAGCGGCGGCAGAGGCTGAAAGGTTTGCTAGGCAAGATAGAATTATGCAGGAACAGGCGGCACTTAGCCGTTATCAGCCTGTGCGTGATCCTGCTGGTAATATTGTCGGGCAGATTACACCACCACCTGAGATTCCAATGGGCATAACCCCTTTGATTGCAAAAATGTTGCCGTTTGAGCAAAGAGTGTACTCAGGCGATCCAAGATATAACCCATTTGACACAAGCAATAGGTATGATCGGCAAGGCCGACAAGAGCAGGTAGCACCAGTGCAAGACCCCATGACAGGTCAGGCGCGTTGCCCAGAAGGGTACTATTTCAACGAAACACTGCAAGCCTGTATCATGGATACACGCTCAACCAGCCCATTCCAACCAGAAGGTTCAATGGGCGTAGCTGAAATGTCCCCACCAACAGGCTACTATGCTCGTATGGGCTTGCTAGACCAGCCACCAGCAGGACTGCTAGAAGCTGGCTTCGGCTCACCACAGGACTTTGCGGCGGCAAACACTGCCTTCCGCATGGGCGCGGCCACACGGCCAAGCATGTACACTGACCCCTATAACTTACAAGGATATACTCTTTTATCATGAACGAAGGAAAATTGCGTGAGCGTATGGATCGCGGCGAAAGGGCGGCGGCACTCCTGCGAAACGAATTGTTACAAGAATCGTTTTCGTATTTAGAGGATCAATTTATAACAGCGTGGAGGGAATCCGGTGTCGCTGACACTGAGAACCGAGAGCGCGTTTACCAGCTTCTGCAAGCACTTACGGCGGTGCGTGGCCACATTGAAAGTGTGGTTACGGACGGTAAGATTGCGAAGTCAAGTCTTGAAGGCTTGAAATGAAACCCAAAATCAGTTTATAAAGGATGTAGATGATGAGTACCGATAACTCTATTGAGAACGGCGCAATATCAGCACAAGATGCAGTAAGCCTGTTAATGCAACCCCCTACACAGGACACGGTTGACGAAGAACAGAGCGTAGAGGTCGAGGCGGTTGAAGAACAGCCGGAAGCCTCTGAGCCAGAATACGAAGAAGCCCAAGCCGAGGTAGATGAACCCGAAGCCGAAGCGGATGAGTATGACGGCGAAGATGTTGAGGACGACACTGAGGAAAGTGACGAGCCAGAGCAACCAAGTGTTTATACCGTCAAAGTGGACGGTGAAGAATATGAGGTGACGCTTGATGAACTCAGATCAGGATACAGCCGTCAACAGCATTTTACAAAGCGTAGTCAGGAACTGGCTGAACAGCGCAAAGCCTTTGAACAAGAGGCCGAGCAAGTCAAACAGTATCGTGATTACTACGCTCAACAACTTGAGCAAGTAAGCAACCAACTCCAGCAGACAATTCCTAGTGAACCTGACTGGACGGCACTATCGCAACAGTACGAAGCAAAAGAACTGTTTGCTATGAAGGCCGAGTACGACAAGCGCAAAGAAGAAGTAGCGCGAGTTGAACAAGAGCGAGAGCGCATCGCTCAACAGCAACAGGCTGAAGCACAGCAACAGATGCAACAGCATCTGGCGGCACAGAAGAACGAAATGTTGGAACGCGTACCAGCATGGCGTGACGAAAGCCGCAGAAACAATGAACGTCTTGAGGTCATCAAGTATGCACAGGATGTCATAGGCTTCAGCGAAAATGAGATTGCAAATGCGTCTGACGCACGAGCAATTGAAATGCTGTATAAGGCATGGCAGTGGGACAAGCTCCAGAAGGAAGCCCCTACCGCTAGGAAGAAAGTCCAAAGCGCACCAAAGGTTGCAAAGGGCGGTCAGCCCAAGACAAAAGCTCAAGTTAAGTCACGTCAACGCCGTGAAGCATTAAGCAGATTAGACAAGGCAAAGTCTGTTGATGCGGCGGTAAACTTTTTAATGTCTAAGTAGTTTATTAACAGGAGCTTATTATGACTACATTTACTACAGCAGATGCCATTGGTGAGCGCGAACAGCTTGCTGATGTAATTTATCGTATTGACCCAGATGAAACTCCAATTTTCTCTGCGGTTAAAAAATCAACTGGCAACGGAATCTTCCTTGAGTGGCAGATTCAGGAACTAGCCGCCGCTAGTGCTACCAACTTTGTATCAGAAGGTGCAGACGCGACAGTAGCCGCCGCAACACCAACTGTTCGTGCTGGTAACTACATGCAAATCGCCCAAAAAAGTTATGCGATTTCAAATACTTTAGAGCAAACTGACAAGGCTGGCCGTGAAAAAGAGTCTCAGTATCAGCGTGTACTGAAATCCTTGGAACTGCGCCGTGACATCGAAAAGATGATCGGTGACACCAACGTAGCACGTTCCGCATCTGAGCCACGCAAGTCAGCATCACTGATGACTTGGATCACAAACGGTTCAGTAGGCAGTGGTTCAACTTTCTCTGCTGGTCTTGGTACAGACACAGTGACTGTTGGTACTGCCGCATCTCGTGGCCTGACACTGGCACTGATCGAAGACGGTATGCAGGACGCATGGACAGACGGTGGTTCACCATCACTGATGGTAACATCTGCCGCTAACCGTGCTGTGTTCTCAGACCTCAGTGCATCAACCAACTTGGTCAACAACCAAGTCAACATGACCAAAGCAAAGGAAGTGACATATGTTGGTTCAACATCTGTATTCCTAACTGACTTTGGCACAATCGAGGTTGCACCGTCACGCTTCATGAGCAATGACAAGCTGTTCCTGATTGACCCAGACTTTGTTGAGGTTGCTACACTGAATGGCCGTAATTTCGCTGAAAACGAAATTGCCGCAACAGGTGATGCCGAGAAATTCCAGATCATCTGCGAGTGGACACTAAAGCCACTAGCACCGAAGGCACACGCCGCTGTGCTTGATTTGGACGGTACTGCCGCCTAACTAATCTATGAGAGGGGCGGTTCTCCGCCCCTTTCTTTTGCGAATAAAAACGATTATCACTATCATTTGCATAGGTGAGAGATGAAACGCCCCCTGATCACAGACCCCACGACAGGCAAAACCACTTATATTGAAAGCGATGCTGACGGTGATCATATCGTCACAGAGCAGAAATTTGACCCATTACTGCGTATTAACAAGCAGATGAACAATGACTGGCAATACGGTCAAATGCGTGGAACGCAGAAGCATATCCAGCACATTGCCGAAATACCGAATGTATTGTATCATCACCTTTTGAAGACACTGGGCAAGCCTAGTGAAAACCCTAACGGATGGAAGCGGTGGCTCAACGACAGTGAGAACCGCGACTTTAGGACTGGTGGCGGTAACATATGAGCATTGGCACATACGCAGAATTGAAAACATCTATTGCTAACTTTTTAGCAAGGGATGACCTGACCGCGCAGATACCGGACTTTATCCAGCTTGCAGAAGGCCGGATGTCACGCGAGTTAGAAACACGCGAACAGGAAAAGCGGTCAACGGCTACGCTAACATCTGGTGATGAGTACATAGCCTTGCCGACAGATATGCGTGAGGTGCGTGAGGTTAAGTTAAACACGTCACCGCTAACGGTTCTGACCTACCACAGCCCAACGTCACTAGACGGCAGTTATCCCAGCGATGCTACTGGCAAGCCTCTAGGCTTCAGTATTATTGGGCGCGAGATGAAACTGCGGCCAGTGCCTGACAGTGCATACACGGCAGAAATCGTGTATATTGGATCATTGACGGCAATCAGTGACAGCAACACACCAACGCTGTTTCTGAGATCGCCTGATCTTTACTTGTATGGTGCATTAGCGGAAGCCTATGCCTATCTGCTCGATGAGCAGAGAGCCACACAGTATGATCAGAAGTTCAGCCGTGGGATTGAGGAAGTTAGACGCGATGAGCAACGCGCACATTACGGCACTGGTTCATTGCAGATTAAATCTATTTACAGCAAGCAAAACGCGAGTATGGAGTAAACTATGAGCGCAATGTCAGATTATCTTGAGAATGAAATTCTTGACCACATTCTCGCCACAGCAAGTTACACAGCACCAGCCACGGTGTATGTCGGCCTGTCAACCGGATCATTCGGTGATGACAATTCCGGCACAGAGCTATCCGGCTCTGGCTATGGCAGGGTAGCGGCCAGCTTTGGCGTAGCGGCATCCGGCACAGCTAGTAATGATGCGGCTATTGAGTTCTCAGCCGCAACAGGCGACTGGGGAACGGTCAGCCACTTTGGTATCTTTGACGCTAGTTCAACAGGCAACCTATTGATACATGGCTCGTTCACTGCTTCAAAGGTTATTGCCACTGGCGATATCCTGCGGATTCAGACAGGCGATCTGGACGTATCAGCAGACTAAGGGGTAGGGCATGGCCACCCTTGAAGAACTTGACAGCTTTGGTTCTATGGATGCCCTTGATGGGTATGGCACTCTTGAGCAGTTAGATGACTTAGGCTTTCAAGAAGCGTCTGCGGCTGTTTCATTTGCGCTCACAGCCGCCTCAGTTGCTACTAGGCTACAAACACTAGCGGCATCAGTTAACGCCGCTGTGACGGCCTCTAGCGCGGCTACAAGGGTGCAAACAGGTAGCGCATCAGTTACAGGTGCGGCGGCCTTCTCTGCGGTTATAACACCTGTTAGAACAATGGCTTCATCTGTGGCCATTGCGGTCACTGAATCTGCGGATGCTATTAGGGTGCAGTTGCCTGACGGTCAGGCTGATATTGCGCTTGCAGTGACAGCGATAGGTAAATTTGTTACTAATGCACAGGCCGTTCCGAGCTTTGCTATGTCAGCATCTAGTGGTGTGAACGCTACATTTAGTTACGCTGGCACAGCATCTGGTGCTTTTACAGCAAGCATGACAGGGGCTATAATGGGCGAGGACTGGTCAGATGAGGCAATTGGCGGCGAGGAATGGGTCGATATTGGTATTGGCTCAGAGGTCTGGTCTAATGTGTCTGTTGGCAGTGAGGTTTGGTTAGTACAATGATTACTTTTGGCGAATGGCTACCTGATCAGCCGGACATGAACAATGCTATCGTGACGGCTAACAATGTTATCCCTGCGGCTAATGGCTACCGATCATTGCCATCATTTACACAGCTATCAACATCTGCCAGCGACACGCTTCTGGGCATTTACTCTGCTAAAGCTGATGATGAAACGATCACATTGTTTGCAGGTGATTCCACTAGGCTATACGAATTTAACACTGGCACGAGTGGGCTTGATGACGTGTCAGATGGCACTTACACCCTTGAGAGTGGTGAGCGTTGGAAATTCGTTCAGTACGGCAACGATGTGATTGTAGCTGGTGGCATAGGCGAGGAATTGCAATATTGGGATTTAGCGACATCTACGCAGTTTGCAACGCTCTCGACAGACGCTCCAAAGGCTGATTACATTGCCGTTGTGCGTGACTTTATCTTCACCGCAAATGTCGATGAGGGTTCTGGCCGGAAGCCTTATCGCGTTAAGTGGTCAGGCTTTGACAGTGCTACTGATTGGACGGCTGGTACAAACCAATCTGACTTTCAGGACATCCCAGATGCAGGTGCGATTCAGGGCATAGTTGGTGGTGAATTTGCAACGATCTTTATGGAGAAGGCTATTGTTCGCGCCACCTACACTGGCTTGCCTTTGGTGTTTCAGTTCGACAAGGTTGAGCCAAACAGAGGCTGTAAGATTTCCGGCTCTATCTGCAACATTGGCCAGCTATCGTTCTACTACTCAGATTCTGGTTTCTATATGTGGGATGGTCAGCAGTCCAAGCCTATCGGACAAGAGAAGGTGGATGACTTTTTTGCAAAAGATTGTGACTTTAGTTACGTTAACAAGATAACGTCAGCAGTAGACCCCATTCGGCAGGTTGCTATCTGGTCGTATGTATCAACTGCCAACACAGGCACGACACCGGACAAGTTACTTATCTTTAATTACTATCTAGGCCGTTGGGCAAGTGCGGATGTAAACGCGGATTTAATCGCGCCGTTCTTCACCGCTAGTTACACGCTAGAAGACTTAGACAATGTCAGCACTAACCTAGACACATTACCAGCAAGCCTAGATAGCAGTTTCTGGCTTGGCGGTGAGTTTTATTTGGGTGGCGCATTAGCAGATCAAATGTATGTGTTCTCAGGTGCGGCTTTGGACGGCACTATTGAAACTGGTGAGTTACCGTTAGAGGCTGGCAAGCACAATATTGTTACTCGTATCTACCCCTACTATGATGGCGGCTCTGTTACGCTTGAGGTCGGCACGAGGGATGCTTTGTCCGGCAGTGTATCATTCACAAGCCCAGTATCGCCTAACACCGATAACTTTTCCAACTTTCGCGCACAGGGCAGATATCACCGCCTGAGAATGAATATTACAGGTGAGTGGAGTTTGGCGCAGGGCGTTGACGTTGAGGCTAGAGGGATTGGACGTAGATGACCATTGCACAACGAACGACTAATTACAGGCTACTAAACCCCATCACAGCCACCACGCGAGAGATTGCAGAGGTGCTTAACCGTACTATTGAGGGCGGTCTAAACAGTATTGGCTATGTAACATTGCCGTCAAATCAAACGCAAGTAACTATAAGTGAGCCGCGTTATAGTGTAGAGAGCCTAGTGTTTTTCACGCCAGTAGCGCATAATCCTTGGCATCATAACCCCTATGTCGATGCCAGCAGTACAAACGGAACAATGGTGATTAACTTTGACAACTCAGGACATGAGGCTACCTTTGCATACCTCATTATCGGATGATTGGCAGAGATGCCAGCATTGGATTGAGGCCGCACTACCATATGCCAGTAACAGCCACCGGATCAACGATGTGTGGCTGGCGGTGCAGAATGGCAAGGCACAGTTTTTTCCTAGAGAAAAGTGTGCTATTGTAACGGAGATAGTTGACTATCCGCGCAGAAGCGTATGCCGTATCTGGCTTGCAGGTGGCGACTTGGATGAGTTAATAGAGGCCGAAAAAGACATTGCTCAGTGGGCTAGATCAATCGGCTGTAACGGTATGGAAATTATTGGCCGTAAGGGTTGGAAACGTAAGTTAATGGACTATCAATCGCAGTCCACAGTTTTTGTGAAGGAACTATGATATGAGCAAGGGTGGCGGTTCAACCAGAACCATTACACAGCAAACAGCCGCACCAGAATATGCACAGCCGTTCTTAGAGTACGGTCTGTCAGAGGCACAGCGTCTATATGAATCACCAACACCGCAATACTACCCAGAAAGCACCGTTGTCGGTTTCTCGCCGGAATCTGAGATGGCACTGGGCGGTATACGTCAACAGGCCGTATCTGGCAGTCCTTTTATCCCAGCCACACAACAGGTTGTTATGCAGAACCTGATGGGAACTAACCCATTGCAGTCAGCGGCGTTTAGACCAGTGGTTGAGCAGGTTCAGTCACAGGCCGCCAAAGCCGGACGTTACGGCTCTGGCTACCAGCAAGCGGCAGTAGCACAAGCCCTTGCCCCATACGCATATCAAGCCCAGCAATCCGCTATCCAGCAAGCACCTGCGGCTCGTGAGTTTGGCTTTGCTGATCTTGGCACACTTGCACAGGTTGGCGCGGCTCGTGAGGCACAGGCTGGCGCAGAACTTGCGGCTGATATCGAGCGTTTCCAGTTTGAGCAAGCAAGGCCATATCAGAAACTTGGCGATTATTTGCAGATGGTTCAGGGCGGTTCTGGCGCGTTAGGTGGTCAGACAATCACGCCACAGTTTAGACAGCCAGCACTAGGCGCACTTAGTGGCGGTCTAGCTGGCGCACAACTAGGTCAGGCGTTTGGCGCATCAGGGGCTAGTGGACTTGCACCATTCGCCATTGGCGGCGGTTTATTGGGGATGATGGGCTAATGGCAATGACATACAACTTAAATCCTGCTCCACTTATTCCTGCTGGGAATACGCCACAGCAGAGGTATCAGACAGGCATGGGTCTTGGTCTTGTTAACCCATTTGCTACCAGCACAATGATGCCATCCTCGCCTATGGCTAGAACAAACTATTTAGAGCCTACAATGGCGGCTATTGCGGCTAGAACAACCCAGCCGTTACAAACGCCTACCAGCGTTGCAATGCCAACTGCGCCACTAGCAAGAACTAGCAGAGTGCCAGCACCACTGCCACGCCCAGCAGATATGCCAAAAACACCGCCAAGCGGATTAGATCAGTTAAGAGCCGCACAGTTGCGGATGCCAGCAAGAGGCACGCCAGCCGATGCCGGACTAAGGGCGGCGGCTTCAACAGGCTTGCAATTGTCAGGATATCAGGACAGACCGATGACACTTGGTCAGGGTCTAGGCGCGATGTATGGCGCATATACAGAGGCTGAACAAGCGGCGGCACAACGTCAGGCAGAGGCTCAACGGCAATCGTTCTTAGATCAGCTTGAGGTAGATAAATTGCTTCTTCAAGCGCAAAGGGCTATGCAACCAGACCCAACCTCGATTGAAAAAAATGCGTTGGCTATGGGGCTTGAGCGTGGCACACCTGAGTTCAATGATTTTATTATGAGGGCGGCAACCAAGCCAGAAACATCTGTGTTTATTGGTGGTGATGAACAGAAAAAATTGGCCTACTCAGCGGCGTTAGACACGCGGAAAGAACTTAAAGAATCTGTTGCCTCAACCGAGGCAATGATGCCACGACTTATGTTGGCTATGGACTTGCTTGAAAGCGGTGTAGAAACAGGCAGAGTTGCATCGGCATTGCTTCCTGTGAAACAATGGATGAGAAGTTTAAATCTATTAAGTGATGAGCAGATTGAAAATCTGACTGATCAAGAACTTATTGACAGTGCGACTGCGGCTTTAACTCCTGCACAGCGAGTGGCTGGCTCTGGCACAACGTCTGATAGGGATATGAACTACTATCAGAGAGCAACCGTTAATATGGCTAACACGCCTGAAGCAAACAGAGTTATTGCGGCTATGCAGATACAGCTAAATAAATACAACAAAAAGCGTTTGTCTTTATTTGATGACTATATCCAAGAATTTGGACATGACTTTGGATTTGGTGATCACGCTGATGAAAAGTTAGGGTCGTTTTATCAAAGAGTAGAAGATCAAGATCAATTTCAGCAGTTAATTGATGACGGCTTAATCGAGGAGGGTGATGTTTTTTATAATGGTTTATCTGGCGAGTTTGATATTTTTGACAAAGAGGCTTTTCAGTAATGGCTCAATACACACTACCAACCACGAAAAAATATCAGAAGCCTGTTAAAGAAACTGAAGCAACTGAGCCTAAAAAGTCAGCTACACTGGATGACCTACTGGCACAACAGCCAGAGGGCGGTTATTTCGGTCAGGCCATGCGTGACTTAGCCGATGTTGGCAGAGCCGCACAGCGTGGCATTGTTAAAGGGGGTATATCTGTTCCTGCTATATCTGGCGAGTTGGAGCGACTTACGAGAATGGGACTGCGTGGCATTGGTTATGACGTATCGCCTGATCCATACCTTTACGGCATGGAAGAATACCAGTCATTGATACCATCGCTTGCCACTGAAGCAGAAACTGCCACTGGGCGCGTTGTTGAAACAGGGTTGGAGTATGGCGTAGGTGCAGGTATTCCAATGGGATTGCCAGCAAAAACCGCTAAAGCTGTTACAACAGTTGGCGGTAATGTTATGGATTTCTTGAGCAGAGGCGGTCTGCTTGGTGCGTCACGCGCTCCACGCGCAGTTACACCAGCGGCAACAACTGCACCAACTGTTGCAAGCGAAGCGTTAAAGACAGGTAAGTTATTTAGCGGTATTGGTACTGCGGCTGGTCTAGCTGGTGAGGCAGGTGGTCAGATGGCTGAAACTGGAGCAGGGCTTGGTTTAACTGGCGGTGCTATTCTTGCCAGTATGTTAAGACGTTCCCCAGCAGGGATGCTTAAAGGGGTCACTGAAAGATTATCACCGGAAGACATTGAACGCGCTAGATTGTTACAGGACACATCACAGCGTTTAGGTGTACCCTTGTCATCTTTTGAAACTCTTGACCAACAGCAGTTGCGTGATGTTGCCGATTTCGTTGCACAACAGCCCGAAGGACAAGGTCTGCTTGATTTCTTGGCTACACGCGAACTTGATATAAAGCCGACTATTAAAGCGCAAATTAAAAACATTGAAAAAACATCTCGCACTAAACCACAGGTAGCGATTGCGGCGCAAAAAGCGGCAAACAAATCAATTAAAGATGCTAGAGGCAATGTCACTGGTGCTACTACTGCATTATATGAAGCGGCTAAAACTGAGAGCATTGAGCCGCAACTTGTCAGCGATATTGTTAAAAACCTTAGAGATATGAAAGCGATTGCTGGCAAAGATACTGTTGATGAGATTAACAATATTATCGGAAGACTGACTGGTAAGGGTGGCCGAGTGGTGACTAATGTCAACAAGTTACGGTCTGAATTAAGACGGTTAACCACGCTACAAGAAGGTGCAGGGGTATTGTCCCAAGACGCAAGAATGAAGGAAATTATTGGTGAGATAGGCGAACCCATTAGCGATTTAAGGGATGCCCTTAATACTAACCCAAACATAATGGCGGCTAACGCAATATTCCAAGATGGACTTGTTCAGTTTGAGGATGCGCTTGGCTTGTCTGGTATACAGGCACTTGATAAAGCAGGGATTAAGCCAAAATCTGTTTATCGTGTAATTACTGATATTGAACAAGTTGACCCTGAAAACATCAGGGCTATTTCTAAAGCTCTTAATGCACAAGACCCAACAATTTTCCCAGACATAATTAATATGTGGATGAGCAACTCAGTTAATAAAGCAACAGCCATTACAGCGGCTGGGAAAGAGCCAACATCTGCTGGAGTTAAATTTGCTCAACTGATACGAGGTTCTGACGATGCCAGAGCTAACCTAGATGCTATCCTTGAAGGTGTGGCTGATGCACAAGGTGTTGACGCTACTCAGCTAAAGACTGGCTTTAACGATATGCTTGATGTGCTTGAGCGCACTAACTTGCTTCCTGCGGTGGGTTCAAGAACATTCCAAAGAGGTGATATTAAAGAAGCTATTGAAGGCCGTGGTCTGTTATTTGGTCTTGATGTTACAAAGCCTCTTGGTACTCTCGAAAAGTCAATGCAAGAAAGACGGCGTATAAGCACTGTACGCAGACTGTCAGACATGTTCACTGACGAAGACAGCATATCAAAACTGCTAGAGTTAGCGGCAGAAAAGGATATGGCTCGTAAGAGGGCTATTGTGGGTGGTATCTTCACAACAGTGCGCGAAACGACAGAGCCGGATTCAGGCTTACTTGCTGACCAGTAAGGTAAATGATATAAACACACCAGAGGTTGTGACACATGAGCAAAGATAAATTAACGGATTACAGCGCAACTGCGGCATCCAATACGGACATTGGCGGTGTTAACATTGACGAGGGTATGCTACCCAGCAATGTGAATAATGCCCTGCGCGAACAGATGAGCCATCTGGCTGACTTTGCGGCTGGTACTACTGGTATTGATGTCCTTAACTTGCAGGATGATGACGCAAGCGCATCTATCAAGATACAAGCTCCTGCGACTGTCACAGCTACCACTACACTGACACTGCCGGACGGTGACGGCTCTGCAAGCCAATCTTTGACGACAAATGGCAGTGGGACATTGTCTTGGTCAACGAGGATAGGCAACGTA